CGCTGATAGGCCAAAGTGCTTTGTAATAGCTCGTGCTGTATTGGGGCCAAAAGAGCCATCTGTAGCGGCTCCTATGCGCTCCTGTAGCTTTTGCATAGCTAAGGTCATTTAATTCTCCTTTGCGGGCTTTGTTCCAAAGACGCGAACATAAGTCATATCTTCGCTGTAAGCCTCTGCCCATTTATTCTCTGTGAAGGTTGCAAAGGTTATAAGGGCTTGGTTGTCGGCCTCAAGCGTAAGAACAACCTCGTCAAGAATGGCTATTTGATCAACCAGAACGTCAATCTTGTGAGCTTGTTCTGCGAAATACCAAGTTCCAGCTATAACTTGAGCGATCATCGCAGCGACAAGCGCCAAGGGAACCTTTACATCTGCCATGATTACTTCCTAAAAAACTTCGTTGCGGAACGCACGGCGAAGCTACTGGCAACGATCACGCCCAAAGTGTACTGATACCACTCTGGCATGGCTTCCAATGCAGCGAACCCATCAGCAACAGCCTTGCGGCCCCATTCCCCAGTGAATGAAAGCACAAGTGGAATTGAAAAAAGTAAAACCAAATATTCATCCTTCCATGAATTTTGGGTTCCCTGAGCCATGATCCGTTCCCAATCAGCTACGCTTGTCTTTTCGCTGAGAAGTATTTTGGATTTGGTTTCTGCCTCAGTAAGCTTTAGCTTTGCTTCCGCTGCGGTCTTGTCCGCTTTGCCCTGCAACCAGCTTCCAGCGAGGTTAGCGATTGGGCCTATAAATGCTTGTATCATCTACCCATCCATTCATTGATAATTACAAATATCAAGGCACAGGAAAAAGTGCCAAGAAAAGATGTAACTAAAATATCTGTCATTTCTCTGAACTTAGCCATACGGCTATCGTTCCAGTCATGGCCCCGCTTACTACTGAAATCATTGCGGATTGCTGAGTTGATAAATCATCAAGACTCATTCCCCAGTTTATAACCTTGATATACATTATGGTCATAACCAGCATCATAATGCGTGGCATCAAGCGATATTGGAGGATCTTTTCAAAGGTATTTGCCATGTCAAACCTCTATATTTATTTTAGTTCCCTGCGGTCTATCCGCTGTAGTCTTGCGCCCAAACCTATCATAACTTTGCTGCAAGTCCAATGTTTGCTTTGCGAGAGCCTCTAAGTGACTGTGATTGGCCCTGTGTTCTTTCTCTACCCTTTGCTCTGCTAAATGTGTTTCGATAGCCTCACGCTCTCTCGTTTGCTCGTGAATGTGTGAGGCAACATTAAAAGGCATAGAGCCAATACCGCTCAAACCATCTGCCATCAGATACGCCCCTGCTTTGCCAGAATAATAACAATGGTTATTCCAAGCATAATAGTAATAATGATTGCCCCGCCGCCATAAATTATAATGCGTTCAATCATTTTAGCTTTGCGTTTTCTCTCCGCTTCAAGCTTCGCTTTACGATCTTTCCTTGCTTGCACCCGTATGGCTTGCAATTCACCCCAAGCGCTAAAGCCCCGCGTTGCAATTACGATTTGACGAAGTTCTTCTTCCGCATCCTTGGCTCTTTGAAGATTGACGAAAGTTTCCATAGCGTTTTCATCTGAACCAGAGAAAAGGCTGTTTTTCTTTTTCTCATGTGCAGCACGTAAATCGTCTACACCATCAAAGAACTCTCCGATTTGCTTGGTTACATTGACCAATTCTTTGCCCGCTGCTACCGCAGATTTAACCGCAGCCAGTGCTGTAAATGGATCAATCATGTATCGCGCCCTACTACTATGTAATTAGGGCAACGCGCCTCTGGCATTGTCCTAATGACCTTTGGATAATGGTAATAAAACGAAGGTCGAGGGCATCTATAAACACATGCCTTATACATAATCCCAAAGGGATACATTCCAAAAGCGATTGATGTTAGGGCGCAAATCATAGCCCTACTATATCACATTTTATTTCTGGGCTAAATTCTGAACGTCACGTCTAAGCTCTTTTTGCTCATCGCGCATTTCTTTAAGAAGTTCTTTAATGTCATCATAGCGGGCCTCAAGCACGGCAATCTTTTTCTGATTTGTAAAAACAAACCTTAAAAGAGCGCCCAAAGCACCAATGACTGCGAGTGTAATCGCTACGGCTGGAGAAAGTATTGCATCACTCAATTTCATAAGGCCTCCGTACAGCTGAATGAAAAGCCATACTTACTAACGTGGTCAGCATCCCAACCTAGATCATTACTATCCATTCTCATTACAGCCGTTGTACCAGATATTGAGGCCGATGTAGACCCGCTAATTGCAACTTTTAATGATGGCTCGATTGTAGCCGTTCCTGTTCCTGACATATCTGAAACAATCATATGAAGCTGAGAGGATGATCCAGTGCCAAATTGCACATAATCTCCAGCTTTTAATGTACCATTTAAGGTCAAAGGAATAGTAGTATCTCCAATCGCATGGGTTCCGCTTGTAACAGATGCTGTTGTAGCTGTGCCAATATTTGATTGTCCATCAGGATCACCCATCAAAAATGTATTGGCCCGACCACGAAGCTTCAAAAAGAATGCTTGCCATGCACCCGCCTGAGAGCGCTTCATAGGAGGCAAAGTAACCGTTGCTTGCCAACATGCCATAGAATACTCATAAACTTGCTCATGACCGCTAAATGGGCTTCTGTTACCCGCTACAGACCGCTTGATTGACCAAGAGGATTGAGTAAATGCTGGAGAACTGGGCATAGTAATTAAAGCCATTATGCAAGCGCCTGTCTAAATGAACCGCCGCGTCTACTGCTATCCGCGACCGCATTCAGTGTATCTTGTTTTATAACAGGCAGCAACGAAAGCATTTCAGCCCGCACTGTTTGAGAAACTCCTGTTTCTACATTGATTGTTTGATTTACAGTTATACCGCCGCCGCCAAGAGCATTTTGAGTATTCATATTGTTCATGATTTTGCCCGCTCCAGAAGGAACGAATAACTCAGGTCCGCGCTCCCCAACTAGAGTAGGAGTGTTGGGCTGAATAGTTCCCCCACCCGCTGCGCCAAATAATTGACCAGATGGAAGCGGGCTAAACCCTGATACACCGCCAAAGATTGAGTTCATGATTTGATTTACAACGAAAAGCTCAATCGCCTTGGCTAAAATGGTTTTAACTAAATCTGCAAACATACTTTCCATAGATGCTTTGAAGTCTTTCCCATCCATGATGGTTTCTGCAAAGCTTTGACTTACACCCGCGCTAAAACTTGCAAGAGCACTATTCATTTCATCAGTAAGCATCATCATTGCAGTTATATCAGCTTCGACTTCTTTAATTGTTCCATCGAATAATGAAAGATTTGCATTCGCATGAGCTAAAGAAACTGAAAGAGTATCCGTTACGCTGGCGTAATTTCCAGAAGCTAAAGCAACAGCCAAAGTTCTTTCTACCATAGGGGCCAAAAGCGCGTCATTCTTTTTTTGAATGTCAAACATAGCAGAATTTACTTCCGCTTGTTTAATGGCCTCTTTATTTCCTGATTGCCTCGCCGCTTTTAATTCTTTTTCAAGCTCAAGTTGACGCCGCTTTATAACTAATTCTTCAGCTAATGCTCTCTGTTTCTTGGTAAATAAATCGAAATCACTTCCATCATCACCAGTATCTTCCCCATCTGGAGAAATACTGTCCATTTTGATAGATGCAAGAGCCTGTTGCGCTAAAAGCTCCGCTTCAAGTTGCTCAAGTAAATTCTTTTTTAAATCAATTTTTGCTTGCTCATTAATAAAGAAACTATTGTTTGCGGGATCTTCAAGAAACGCGATCTCATTATTAAGCTTTTGTATCTGCTTTGCAGTTCCCTCTGCATCATTGCCAAACTCAGAAAGAACTCCAATAGCTTGCAAAAATGACCTAGTTACACCAACGCCATCTCTAAACAATTCTACAAGATCTGTAGCCATAGGCAAAAGCTCACGACCAATATCAAGTGCAAGGGTAGAAATTTCAGCACCTAAAGCTTTTGTTTGATTGGCATAACTATCAGCTGTTCTAGCTGCATCGCCCTGTGCGTCTGTTGTTCCATCAAGTATAAGATTTAGTCTTGCTTGCACTTTCTCTGAGTTTGTAACCTCATCACCGGTTCTTTTTATGCCCATCCGCAAAAGTTCTTGCTTCAAGGTTGCCTCTGTAATGACAACGCCAAATCGTCTAACTGTTTCATGGTTGCCTACTAAAGCGCTTTGGAAAGCCGCCATAGTATCAACATCAGAAGCATTGTTAAATGAAGCTACATCAACAGCAAGCTTCGTTAAATCAACTGATAATTTAGCGGCCTCTCCACGAGCAAAGCCCATTGGAACAAATGTGTCTTGAATACTTGAAGCCATTTCTTCAAGTTCATGAGAGGATCTGCCTACTGATGCACCAAAAGCACTAAGATCAGAAACAACCTGATCTCTAAACTGACCAAAGACTACAGATGATTTTGATTGCATTTCAGCAACGTCACCTGCAAGATCAATAGCAGCCTTACCAGCACGGGCTAATGAAATAGCTATTACACCAATCGCAGCTACATTTACAACTCTACCAAGGTTTTTAAACGCCGCTCCAGCTGCGGTTGTCGATTTTATAGCATCCTTCTGTAAACGATCTAAATCACGCTTAATATCAGACATATCCGCTTCGATGCGGACTAGAAGGGTATCAACTGTTGTAGCCATTAATCTGGATACCTTTCCATTAAGTCCTCTAGTTCATCCTTTTGCATGGGAGGTGGCTTCCCAGACGAATGAAACTCAGAAAATCCTTCTATAGCAGAATAGAACTCAATAAGGCTCATGTTCCAAAAATCATCTGGCCTTATTTGCATTTTCCCCAGTCCAATTTTCATAAAATCTTCCCAAGGGAAACTATCTACACTTGTGCCACCTCTTTTTCGTTTCCCGCGTTACTACCGCCCTGCAAAGCTGCCGCCAAAACCTCTCCAGTTACTCGCATAGAATTTGCTAAACCAGCATCCCATATGATACTTTTGACATCATTTTCTCTAACATCATTACCACCGCCTCTTATTATAGGTGTTAAGATAGAGATCATTTCTGCTGTCGTTAAATTACCATCTGTAAGCTTAGTTAATACTTTTACAATTCCTATACCTAAAGCGGTCTCAATTTTTATGATCGCGTCCAGAGTTATCCTTGCGCTCCAAGTCTTTTCTCCCAGTTTTAGGCTCATCTCCCCGCGCTTTGGGTTTGACATTGGTTACTTCCTTTCCACTTATTAAAAGTTCCTCATTGCGATTTGCTACGTTTATAACGCTTTCTGCAATATAAGATTTACCCCCAACCTTGAAATAGCTACCTACTTCAAGTGCTGAGGAAAAACCCATTACAAAATCGCATTGAGAATTTGATTTGGCCCAGCCAGTAAAAGTTGAGCCATCAACTTCTATTTCAACACTGAGCCAAGCCATTTTTATTCTGCCGTAAACGCAAACGTTCCAGCGCTCTCAAGACTGATTGAGTATGTTACTTCGCCGTTATACTCACCCGCATATTCAATAGATGAGATCATCATCGGTCCAGCGAATGTTCCAAACCCAGGTACTACAACATCAAAGTCAGTAAATGTTCCTGCTGTTCTTTGAGCATCGAAAGCTGTGCGAACAGCCGCTTCTGATGGCTGGTCAGTAAATACGCCTGATCCAGATGCGGAAAATGATTGAACACCACCACCGCCTAAAAGCTGCCGTAAACCAGAGCTATCCTTGGTTGTTACATCAACCGCTTCGTCATTCATTGTAATCGAAGTTGACCGCAACCCAGCAACAGTTGTCGCTGTTCCGCTTATATCAACTTTCAGTAGCATTGCGGAGCCTTTTTGTGCCGCCATGTTCTTTCTCCTTAGTTGTCAAACACGATGGCGCGAAATCTCATTACTCCGTGCCGCGTTATTCCATCAGCTTCCTCAAGGGTCGTAGCGAACTCTTGCCGTATGTTGACCAATGAAGCACCTGACACAGTTATAGCAGTATTATGAAGGTTTTGGTAGACCTGTTGCATAATGTGCTTAATTTCGTATCTGCCTCGATATTCTGACCAAACATGAATAGTTAGCGTATGCTCAACTGCATCTACTGTTTTAGTGCCATTATTAATGGCGGTTTCCTCTCCAATATTTATATATGGCGCGGCTGTTCCTTCTGGAACATCATCATAAACAGGAACATCAGAAACACTTGCTCCTGATATTGTTGCATCATTTAACTTTGCATATATCGCCTTCTGCAAATTCCAAGAATGTAAAGCCATTACCCGCCCCTTGATCTTAAACGCGCAAATTTGCGGCGTATTTTTGGCCTATTTTCTTCAAGAGCGGGCTGTAAAAACGGCCTTGCTTGCATTTTACTGGTTCCAAACTCAAGAGCCTCAGAATAATCTGCTCTACTTTCTACTGACCCGCCCAAGCCATCAGCATCTATAACCATATGAATATTAGCAGCTAAATATCCTGTGTCAGAATTTGGAGGATTACCCGCCGCTGAAGCAGTATGAGTACGGCGCGGATTATATTTCTGATAGGTTGCACCACTACTGCTATGGGATTGAATGCTTTGCTTTGCTGTATTCATTGTATCTTGAGTTCCAGAAGCAATAATTTTCATTACGTTTCTAGTATATCCCGCCTCAACAGCTTTATAATTTGGCTTATTTATAACTTTTGCCCTTATACTCATGAGGCTACACCTTCCTCACAATCTAAATCAAGAAACTTAAAGCGATTATCTACATTCAAAACGCCCTTGATAGTAAAGGTTCTAGTCGTTTGGCTACCATTACGACGATAGGTTTGAACAAGCCGATTAGCAGTCGTTAGATCTGCTCTATATCTAACTCTTATAGTGCTTTCTAATTTATCTCTAAGCTTATCAGCAAAAACTGTCTCATTTGAATTTTTGGGCGTAATGCTGGCGAAAACAGTAGCTACCTTTGTCCAAGCAATAGAAGATCCACCGCCTTGATCTGAGGTTCTTGTAGCAGACTGTAACTCAAGCTTGTTACGCATATTCCCGATAGACATTTAGCCAATCCCCGCTCTTACCATTCCCTTGTAAGGCGTAGAACCAAATCGCATTATTTGATATGGCGTCAAAAGCTGGGTCAAAAGCTTTGGAGGCATTGGCACAACATTTCCCTCACCATCGCCTCTATTCTCATACATAAAAGCGCAATACTGCATCATTGCGATCCTTATAGGCTCTGGTACGCTTTGGGTGGTTGCGCCATATCCCGCCGTGTAAGTTATCTTTAAAGCGTTAGCCGCTCGTAATTCTGTCGGGTACGACCCGCCATCTCTAAGAATAACGCGGGCTGGCTCCCTGATTGTATCAACATAATAATTCTTTGCTGACCATGTTGTTTCTGTGTCTTGGTCAATTATATTTAAAGCACCGCCCATGCCGCCATGATTTGAACAATAATAGTAAAGCTCGACCTGTAGATCGTTGGGAACTGTTATCTCAAGATATGCTCCTGCAGTTCCCGCTGTGCCGCTAGTTGTTACTCCTGTTGTATAGGGGGAACCGCCAGCATGTGTTCCATTAGGAGTTTCCGATAAGCGAAAAGGATGACCGCTATTACTAGCATCATCTTGCTTAAACCTATATGTAGAATTTCTTTTGAGGGTTAAGGTTTGCTGAGACGTTCCGTCTATTACAAACACGCCGCCCGCAACGGTAACGTCATATTCTAAATCTTCTGCATCACCATCATTATAATATTTAATATCTGAAACAGCGATTGCAGGGGCTAGGGCTAACTCAATGTTGTTTTGATAACTAACAATATCAGGGCCAGTTTTCCAACCTTCCCACAGCGGCATATCAAAGGGAACGAACCCATCCATCCATTGCTGCATAGTGCGAGTTATGAGAGCTCGGCCTGTGTAATTTTCGGCCCATTCCCGCGCCGCAATGATAAGGCTCATCACAAGGGTTTCATCTACATCATCGTCAAGTCTAAGAGCATCACGAACTTCTATAACTGTAAGCGGCTCTCTTGCGGGCTGCGTTTCTACGACTAATCCACTCATGATATATCATCCGTAATTGTTATTCTGATAAAGTCAGAATTTGGGAATGTTTCAACTTTTCCATCTACGAAGGTTATTTGAAATTCAGCCTCATAAGATCCTATTGTGTCTGTATCAGACGCGGCCCACTCATATCTTACTTGACCAGCATCCGCATTGTGAATGATAGCGGAGGCACTTGTTTTAACCGTGGTTTGCCCAACGGCCCGCATCTTAAACATTGCAGTCGCAGCGGTAAGATCTACCACAGCGTCATTGCCATCTTTGAGAGTTACAAGAATTATTGGGGCTGTATCGTTTTGCTTAATGTAAAAAGCCATGCGCTGCGTCCATTCGTTTCTAGCCGCACTCTACACGAAAAGATTGCGTAAGTTAAGCCGCTTCGTTTACTTCGTTTACTTGAAGCACAATCGCGGAGTTTTTAGATTGGACTTCTACCGCCTTATTTTCTGACGGATCTTCTACTACAATATTTTCGCTATCTATTTCATCGGCATATCTACCTATGCCAACATCATAAATTAGATCGGGGATAATCGGAGCGCCAGTTGTTATGTTGTTTGGCGTTAGGATATGCACTTGCCCAAAGGCCGCGCTTGGAACGCTAGGAGCGCCCGTTGAGATATTTGCAGTAGTAAATCCGTAAATAAAGTTTGGATCAATCTGAGGTACGCTAGGCGCTCCTGTGGTTATTCCTTCCCCGCCTAGAACATGGGTTTGATTTAGAACCCCGCTATCAATAACAGGAACGCCCGTTGTAACATCTGCCGTTGTAAAGATATGCTTTTGTGTAATGGATGCATCGGGAACACTAGGAGCGCCCGTAGAAACGTCTGGAGTTGTAAGGATATGCACTTGTTCAATAAGGGGAGAGCCAACAACAACGGGGTCTGTCGCAAAGCCTTGCGGGGCCATGATATGATCTTGAAAGATAGCCGCCGTTCCAAGAGTAGGGATTCCAGAATTGAAGCCCTCACCCACAAGAGTATGTGTCTGATTTATTAATGCGGTTCCTACATCTGGGCTTCCTGATGTCAAATCCGCACCTAGCAACTGATGATCTTGCGCTATCGCGGCGGCTCCAAGGACAGGCGCACCCGTGTCAAGATTTGGCGCGGTAAATGTTTCTTCCTCAAACATTGTGCAATTATCAACAACGGGCGCTCCCGTAGAAACGGCTGACGTAGATAGGGCATGCGTTTGATTTATCGCGGTATCTGCAACAGTAGCCGCCCCCGCAGTTATAGAGCTTGCAGTTATAATATGATCTTGAACTATCCCAGTAGAGCCAACGCTAGGCGCACCCGCATCAAAGCCCGTTCCAAGCAATACATGATCCTGATTTATCCCTGTCGTTCCTATATTGGGCGCACCCGCATCTAAATCATTGCTCGCCAGAACATGGGTTTGCGAAATAGATGTAGAGCCAACCGAAGCGGCCCCCGTGTTTATAGTTTGCGGAGAAACAGCATGCTCTTGATTTATGGTTGCGTTTCCAACTGTAGGCGCGCCAGATGTAATACCATTGGCTGAAAGCGGGATTGTAGGAGTTAGAACAGCTTGCCCTATAGAAACCGCGCCAGTTGTTATATCATTTGCAGCAAGATTATGCCCTTGTATAAATGTAATATGAGGAACAATCGGAGAGCCAGTAAACAGATTTGCCGTTCCAAACGTCTCATCTTCAGCCATGTTGGCAGTCGGGACGTCAGGAGCACCAGATGTTATACCTTGCGGACTAAAAACATGATTTCCAGCAATAGTAGGAGATCCGACAGAGGGCGCACCTGTTGTAATACCTTCAGCACCTAAAACATGATTTTGAGCAATAGCCGTTGTCGCAACGCTAGGCGCGGCGGTTGTAATTGATTGACCGCCCAAAACATAAAGATGGGTAGCTGCGGAAAATGGCTGCGTACTAAATGGATTTAAAGCGTTCATGGCAAACCTCTATTTTCCGCACCATATCAAATTTATATGTTTACGTCACCCTGATAGCGGCTTGTCCACATAGTCAAAGAATATTTAACACCAGATTTTAAGGGATTGACCTTGTGCCCATGCGTAACTGCGCTTGGAAATAGGATGCAATGCCCCAAGGGAACATTGATATTTGAAAAGTTTTGATGCGGGAAGATCAATTCAGCCCCTTCATAATCTTCGTTTAGCTTTACGCTTCCAGTAACTAAAGAGGCATCAGTATGAAATCCAAGGCTGGTTTGTGTATCCATCGCATAACGCATGGTAAAAGCGTCACGAAGCCCGATATGTTCCATTGGCGTCCATTTGCTTTCTGCAATTTTTCCTAGATGATCTCTCCATGCCGCCTCAAGCTCTGACCACATTCCAAGCCTGTCTACCCTAATCTCTTGTGCGGGAAACTTATCACCGTCCATTTGGCCCCATCCACCTACTGCTTCAGATTTTGCAATTATATTTTTGCATTGCGCCTCTGAAAGAAAGGGAACGACAAGAATATCTTTTGCGACCTCATCATAATTTAAAGAATTTACTGGCGGGATTTCAATGGCGCTTTGGGTATATCCAAACTTATCCGCTAAAGAGTTAAATCTAGCTTTCGCGTCATCGCCGCCATTCCCATGATATATGCAAGGGCAACACATCCCGTTAGATATTTGCTGACCGTCAAAGCTTACCTCGTCATCGCACTGAAAGATATAACCCTCATGGTCTAGCTTTACGTTTAGCCCATTAGCCCCAAGATACCGCTTCTGCATCCATAGTTGATCGTCTTGTCCATTGGCTACGACCTCGCTAAAGAAGTGATTGAGCCGCGCTACCTTCCCCATATAAACTCCGCTATTGAGATATTTGTAGGGGGTTGGGGTCATTGGAAATTGCGGCGCTATCGTAGGCTCAGGCCAGCAAGATTTTTCCGCTGCAAATAAAATATCGCAATCAAACCCATCAAAACGCTCTTTGATCGAATGAATATTATCTGTAAATAAAACATCATACCCATCAACGAAAAGAACTAAATCTTCATCAGGTAAGGCTTGAATATGGCTGCGAACAAGGTTGATCTTGTGACCACCGCCCTGCCCTTCCATGGTGCCGCCGCCCCACTCGACGCCGCTTCCTAGATTTAGATACGTTATGCCGTGGCGCTTGGCTGATTGCTCAAGACCCCACATTTTATTTTCATCCGTTCCAACAGTAATAATATGAGTTTGCATTGATCCACCTTCAATTTCGCTTGGCCTTACTGACCGTGGTATTTGTTTAACAAGTTCTGGCTTGTAAAAATAGTTAAAAGAATTTTTAAGTTTCAAGGGCAACCACTCATCGGCGGGAATAATTTTTTCCGCGAACCCCTCGCATAAAATGGTAGCGGTCTTTGGCGTTATGGCGTAAGCGTGAGCATTGTACCAATAGCCAAGGCTGTTTTCCCTATAGCCTAGCCAAACGCTGTCATGAGACTTTAAAAAGCCATCAACCTCCGCGACATCAAAAGAAGAAAAAACCGCATCTTCCTCAAGTACGATACCCGCAACGCCAGAGGCCGCAATCCTTTGCCACACTCGAAAATGGCTTACTGAGCAACCAAACTCCGTTTTAAGCAACCCTCGCCCTAGAAGTGGGTCAACCCACGCTCTATCGGGCTTACATCCGCTCTCTGCTATTATTTGTGCCCAATCTTTACCCCTAGCATCGAAAGCATCGCCATGAAGGGATATTTGATAGACTATCGCCAACTTCGGCCCCTACAATGGGAAAAAGAACATAGCCTGATTTAGTCTATGCTTACCGCCAATTAGGACCATGAAACCAAGCCACTAGAGATTTTCGAACCCCAGAAGTAACTGGTGCGACACGATGCTGTAAATAAGATGGAAATACAAGAACTGTACCCTTGTCTCTGCTTTCCGCGTCTGGCTGCTCTACTTCCGCAAACTCGAAGTAACCGCCTTCGTAATCATTTGGATCTGAAAGTTGAATGGTTACAGATAACTTCCTATCTTCATTACCATCCCAATTCCAGTCTATATCGTGATGCCAGTCATACCTTCCTTCTTCCGAACCGTGGTATTCTGTATATTGTATTTCTGACTTTGGGGTTACATCTACACCCATTACCTCGCCAGCTTGCGCAACATAAGGCCATAATAAATTTAATACGCCTATATTGCCTGTCATCCAAGATACTTTACTTTTTCTGTGCTCGGTGTTTAGCCCACTAAACGTGGTTGCCTCCTCAACATCTGCCTTTGAAGCAGCTTCAAGTATCTCATCAACATTAACTGACTTATGCCAGTATAGCCAATTTTGTTTTGTCAATTTTTGATCCCTTTTTGTCGTGCAGTATTAATATCCTATAGCTATATAATTTCCTGGGTATTGGTTGCCTACAGAGTTTGAATAAGAGTTAAGTCTGTCATAGCAAAAACCTGTTCTTGATATAGAAGTAGCATAACCACCCATAGAAACAACTACTTGGAGACAAGCAGTAGAAAACGCTGTTCCAAAACTATAACATTGGTTGTTATCGGTAGTACTGCTAATCGTTCCCCAACGGAATTGAATATTGGGTCCATTCCAGTAATTGCTTCCTCTTGTACCTGTTCCTGATGGTCCAGTTGGCCCCGTTGGGCCAGTGGGCCCAGTGCCACCAGTGCCTCCAGTCTGCCCCTTCTGACCCTTCGCTCCTGTGCTTCCTGTTGGTCCTGTCGGGCCAGTAGGTCCAGTGCTACCAGTGCCTCCTGTCGAACCCGTTTGCCCCTTTTGCCCTTTTTGCCCTGTCGGACCAGTTGGCCCTGCTCCACCAGTACTACCGACCTCGCCCTTCTGACCTTTGGCCCCAGTTGGGCCTGTGCTTCCTGTTGGGCCAGTGCTTCCCGTCTGACCTTTTTGACCCTTCGCACCAGTCGGACCTGTGCCTCCTGTCGGCCCCGCACCTCCAACCTCGCCTTTTTGTCCTTTGGCCCCAGTTGGCCCTGTTGCGCCTGTTGACCCCGTGCTTCCTGTCTGGCCTTTTTGACCTTTTTGACCCTGCGACCCTGTGTTGCCAATCTCTCCCTTTTGGCCCTTAGCCCCTGTGCTTCCAGTACCACCAGTTGATCCTGTCGGACCAGTTGGTCCTGTAGCCCCAGTCTCTCCCTTCTGCCCCTTCTGGCCTTGCGATCCTGTTGGGCCAGTGCCTCCTGTCGGCCCTGTGCTTCCTACCTCACCCTTCTGACCTTTAGCGCCGTTTGACCCATTTGAACCTGATGGGCCTGTGGCTCCGATTTCGCCTTTTTGCCCCTTGGCTCCTGTCGATCCAGTAGGACCAGTGCCGCCTGTGGGGCCAGTATTGCCGATTTCGCCTTTCTGCCCTTTCGCGCCAGTCGGGCCTGTCGGGCCTGTGCCGCCTGTTGATCCCGTTTGGCCCTTCTGCCCCTTGCTCCCTGCGGCTCCAGTATTCCCAACTTCGCCTTTTTGTCCTTTAGATCCCTGCGGACCTGTCGGGCCAGTTGGTCCTGTCGGCCCTTGAAGCGCAACATTCGCAACGGTTTGCTTTTCCCATGCGCTCGCGCTTACATCATAGATTGGTATAAGATCATTAGAAGCTGCATCAGTGCCAGTAGAGAAGGCCGTAAGTGCGGTCTTTACGTTTGCCGCATCCGTTACATCCGCGCTTGCTTCTATGCCATCAAGCTTCGTGCCATCCGCTGCAACGTCACGCCCATCAATGGTTCCGCTTGCTGCGATATTGCCTGTGACTGAAATACCTGTGCTGGTGGTGGCGAGTTTAAGTGAGTTATTGTAATAAAAACGGTTAGCATCTCCCGCAAAAAACTCAGCTTGAGTGGCTGTTCCGTTACTTGCCTCTATAACAACATTAGTTCCTTGTAGCTTTAAGTTACCAGTTCCAATTTCATTAATTACACTGTGATTGGACGACCCATCATGGTAAATCTCTAAGTCAGACCCTGCACCTAGCTGGATTTTTACATTATCGGCAAGATTGAAATTCCCACTTGCGTCCGCAACAAAGGCTTTGGAGGCGGGTTCTGAAACAAAGATATTCTTTGATCCCGCCCCCCAATTTACAGCATTTCCAGAATTAGTTGACGCTATGATCGTTGTTCGCGCTAATGTCGGTCCCGTTGTTGAGTAGGTTCCGATACCAATCTCAAAATCGCTATCGTCCGTGCAGACATAATAGGTTGTGTTTCCATTCCCTATTGCCGCAAAGGTTTGAAAACCACTGACCGCCCCCGCAAGAATATAATTACCTGTGCTGGTTGTGGTTGTGGTTTCCTTGACGCGATCCGCAAATACTAAAGCCATAGCAGCCCCCTAATTAGAATTACTTATGCAGGGTCTGGAATACCTATGTCAAAAGTCGCAAGGGTAAATGTGTTCCCAGATGTTACCGCTTGAGAGGCCGTAAGAGCGCCAGTAGCAAGCAAACGGCTATTGTTGGTATCTACAAGCGCATAGTGCGTTGCTGTGCCTGTGCCCGTTACAGATCCGTCTGTAATTGCTGCTACAGCAACCTTACGACCGCCGCCGCTTCGATCCGCTGGTGCGCCGATTGAAAGGCTAGTAGAATTTCCTAAAGCATAAGTAGAATTTGCTTCCGTGTATGTTGAAGCCTCTTGTGATGTTACAAGAACTTTATTGGCTTCCGTGTCTAAAACTGTAAGGCCATTATCAAAGACCCTGTTGTCTAAAGTTGCCATATCATAAGTCTCCTTTTTGGCGATACTGGGAACCTATCATAGTTTAGGTTTTACAACAATCAGCCAATCAATAGCCAAAGGCGATGTAGAAACCTGTGTAAGTCCCAGTAAAATCATCTAGCCTGTTAAACGTAAATCTATTTTTATTTATAGAATTGCTCGCATCTAAGAAAGTTGCACCACCTACAGAAGCAATAACTCCCAAGCATTTAGTGCTAAAATCTGTACCAAAGGTAACGGTCTGATCGTCATCAGTCGCATTAGAAAACGACCCAAATCTTAATTGAAATCCAGACTGATGATTAAACTTCCCATTAGAAGAACTAAACAGAGAATTAAGATCTGGTTGAGTATTTAAGATAACGGGTTCCGCGCCATCCGTTTCTATTGTGTATCGAATAACTCCGTTACCGCCATCGCCGCCATTGCCCCTGCTACCAACGCCTCCATTACCTTCACTTGTGTTGTAAATATTCCCTATTTCTTGAATTTGCAGTATGACAGAAGAATAACTTGAAATAGGTGTAAAGTTAGTTAGATGCTCGCCCGCACCGCCGCCCGCGCCGCCCTTTACAGAAGATTGGTTCCAATCTGGAGGGTTGCCCGCGCCGCCGCCGCCGCCAGAACCTAAAGTTCCCGCATCACCAGGGTCATTTTCACTTCCTCCACCATTACCACCAGAGGCAAACGCGCTATCTTGTCCATCGTCTCCCCGCCATTTATCAGAGCCAGTTCCTGCATCTGCGATCCCGCCACTAGCATTTATATAAGATTGATTGACCCCATCTAAAATTAGGCGGTATCTTGTTCTTCCACCACTTGTAGGCGCTGTGCTTTGAACAGATGCCGCGCCACCCGCGCCTCCCCCTATAGCATTTATAGTAATTGAGGCAGCATTTGGATTAACAGAAGCGCTTTTTATCGTAATGTTGCCAGTAGAAGTAACATTGCCTGATGATATTGTTCCAACCGCATCTTTAACTATGACTGGATTTGTAATCCTAGTCTCGCTATCGGAAAATGATACTCCATGATCATCACCGACGCTATCTTGCCCAAAAGTTGAAAACGCAAAATCAAGATTTCCTGTAGGATTTCCTAGAAAAATGCCATTTACTTGCTCATCCCAGCTTGTTTTCCCAACCTTCCAAGCAGCCCCATCCTCTAAATTTACCTCAGAATTTACCCTTAGCTTATCGCTTACAATTTCTGTAGCCGCGATAAACTGCGAAAATGTTTCGAGAGCAAAAACCGTTGGTGAAAATATTGCTGGGGAGTCAAATGATGCTGAGTGCGCCGACCAGTTCTGGGTTGCATAATCCCACTTCCTAGCAGAGGCGGTTGTAACTTTACCTGTTCCAGTTGTTGATCCCGTTGCTGTAAATTCAATTCCTACAAGATTTCTTGTAGCCCCTGCCAAAGTGAAGTCAGATGTGCCTAAAACTTCAATAACATAGCGCTTTCCAGAAACCATGCTTGTAGCATTTGTAAAACTTGGGTTTATAAACCTAGCCCACACTACAGTATCTTCTGGTATATCGCTCATTTGAGCCAAAGTAGGATTTGCTAAGAGAAAAGCACTATCTAGCTGAGCTTGCGTTGTCGTTTGCGGGTCTACGTTATTTGTTTGTATCTCTGCGCCGTTTAGAGTTACGATAAGGCCGCTCTGCCCTGTTGGGCCTGTTGCTCCATCTTCTGCAAATTTAACGGGGGCAGACCAAGACAAACTACTATCGGTTCCCGTTGGCCCAGAAACGCTTGCAGTCGCATTTGAAATGTAAACAGGATCAGATCCACTTGGAACTCCATCGCTCCACCCGCCGCTGGGAACAGTTAAAGTGTTGGTTGTAAAGTTATAAGATCCACCTGATGGAGTTTGAATTGGACCCGTTGCAGACCTTAAGAAAATACTTGCTACAAAAGTTGACAGACCATCTTGCCCATTTTCAGCATAAAGATACGGCGTTGACCATGTTCCCGCTGTCTCTGAACCAGTATCGCCTTGGATTTGGAATTGGAAATTACACGCATAAATTGGGTCTGTTCCCGATGGGATGCTTGCAGACCAACCCGTTGGGGGTGTTAGGGTATTAGTGCCAAAATTAAATGAACCGCCAGATGGTGCGCTTGGCGCAGATGTCGCTCTCTTGTAAACTGTTGCTTGGAATGTAGATAATCCCGCTGGACCTACGACATCTGATGAAACAGTGCCATTTCCTACCGCACTAAAATCAGAAATATTACTAGAAAAATCCTGAGCTTTAAGCTTATAATAATGGGTTGTATTTTGCGTTAAGCCACTATGAACAAGGCTTGATCCAGCGGATGATCCAATCTTGCTATAAGTTCCATTTGAAGCAGTAGAATGATAAACATTCATAGAACCAAAGTCAGAAGGGAATGAGTATCCTTCCCATGAAATCTCTAACTGCTTTACACCCGCTGTTACAGTTGGGGCGCTTGGCACTGGTGGCGCGGTTGTATCAGTAACAGCTGTTGCGTTTACTGTAGCAGGGGTTCCAGAATTATCTCTTACAGTAACAGCTTTAACTGAAAAATTATAAGTAGTTCCCGCTGTCAAACCCTCAATTTCAATAGCCGCATTGGGAGTAATAGTTGTAGAATAATTTGAAAGACTACTTGGCTTCCATTGAACTTCATAGTGTTGAAATATTGGACTACTTACTGCATCCCAAGACAAAAGCATCCTTGAAATAACCGTACCATCTGTTTGAATAGCTGATGTCGGAGTTGCAGTAAGATTGCTGATTGACAAGCCCGCAGTAGCATCACCAAGGTTCGTATTATTTTGAGTAATCTGCTTGTATTCATCAGAACTAATTGACCACTGATAAGCCGTTGTAGATGTCTCTTGAAGTTCAAGATTTACTGATGGTGCAGATCCATCAAGACCGCTCATTTTCCATGAGGTTACTCTAAAATCTTTTTGGTTCCATCCATATCTATCTAATGACAGCTGAATAGTATCCCCAACCTGCACACCAAAAGCTTTTTCCAGAGAGAAATCAGAGCTGACAGTAATTTGCTCCCTCCCTACAAAAAGAATTTGTTTAGCTATCCTTTGCGCGGCTGCGCTTTTTGTTGTTACTGGGAGTTCAAAATCTAATATAGAAACTTCATTATTATCTTCTGACAAATCTGGAATTTGCTGTTGCGGATAATCTGTAGCAATAAACCTACCGTCATTAGACCCATCAATGAATGTGCCTCTAATCGTATTGACAGTGTCCCTTCTGGAAAAGCGGGTAGATATGTTTATCTCACCCCTTATATCATCATATCCAAAAGCATTCGCACCACTTACAGAAGCATCTGGTGTTTGATACGCGCCAGCTAAGAGTTTCCACTCTCCCTGACTGTAAAAGAGTGTTCCATTCAATGATGTTAGTAGAGTATTGATATTTTGCTCTGGAGTAGCTCCAGTAGTAATTACTCCACCTATTTTAAATGAATTTTCCTGAGATCCAGATACTCCAGTTGTAGCACAATCAGCTATAGCTGATGAAATCATCTGGTCATCAATTCTTGACTGCTCTGCATCAAGACCAAGATTTGATGTAAGATAATCTCTAATTGCTAATGCTGGTTCATCAGAATATTGCCACGTAGAGGAGTCATTAGTTCTATGTGTGCTAACTCCTAAAGAGCTATCATAAGCGCTATTTGTGCTATCTTTTCTGGGATCATAAAGCTTTTTCCCTTGGATCTTTGCTGTAACAAGGGGAACTCCATTTGCGAAAGTATCCGCATCATATTCAAATCTTACATAAAGACACGCAATACCACGCCCTCTGAAATTAGAGTTTATTTGAACTGGCTTATCTGTAAGTGAGCTAAGTGTTGAATGTACATTTTGACTAGATGATCCAGTAAATTTCTTGATGTAAACTTTGCTGTCCCATTTTGAAGTAGTAACTAAACCATCTGATCCGCTAAATGAAACAACCTCATCATCTAAATAAATATCGCCTATACTATTTACCTCATGACCAGCGAGAGTAATGATCATGTGCATATATTTATTATCATTGGTCGTTTCTAAGTATGTTTTTATGCCGCCCTTACGAATTTCGCCATAAACAATCTCAAAATCTGCGACAGGATCAATATTGTTGGTAAGCCCACTGCCGCCAAATTTTGGCATTTTCTGTCTACCAACGCCAAATAATGACGCCGCTCCATAAAGAGCAATGCCCCCTACAATCGCATAGGTAACGGTAGCATACCCAGCGCCTAAAATTAGGGTTCCCGTTGTAATAGCCATTAGAAAAGCCTCTTAGAAAACACGTTCTCAATATGGTTATACCCTAATCTTGTAAGTAATACATCAAAGGGTTTATGAATTTTTGTATTTACAAAGAGCAATGAAACTCCATCTTGCTTTAAATATTTCTCCGCAGTCTTGAGAAGATGCCACCCAGCTAATCCCTTACGATAATCTGGGTGCAAATAGATAACATCATTTGTTGCAAAGACATGATCTTTATAATGGAGTGATCTTGAGGTCGTAGTAACAAAATATCCTACAAGCTTCTCATCATCTCTAGCTGTAAATATTTGAAGTTGACCAGCCCTTTCAGCTTCCTTGTACTGATCCCAATCTGGGTTCAAATGAATAAATCTTTTATTAAGAGCTATTTCTTGCCAGTGAAGTTTTAGAAGTTCTTGTATCTCTAAATATATAGAAGCAAGAAACTCTTGCCGATACTTCAATCTTCTTGCCCCCAGTTTACCTTCTTGTCTTGCATGTCTTGCACAAAAGAAAAAAAGGTATCTCCATTATATAGTTGATCTTGCACTTCTTCTGTATATCTAAATGGCCTAATCCTTTGAAGATCAATTAATTTGCTTTCTATTTTGACCTCAATGACTGAGCTTTCACCACTATCTTTTATAATCAGTTGATCCATGTAACCGCTAAATATTTCCGTCAAGAAACTGCTTCCATGTATCCCAAAATAAACAATAGCATCTCTACCATGATATTCGCTAGTAAGCGCTTTGCTTACAAGGTCTGATGGCACACCAGATAATTGCGCTGAGATACCCGCCGCCTTGAGATCCGATACCTCATCAATCCCGCTAATGCTGAGAAGATCTCCAGCACCTACATATGTCTTGGAATTTTCGACAAGATCTCCTACTCCAGTCCAGAAATAAACAGGCGTAGCAGTGCTAGTTGCACCATTATAAAAATCTAATTCTATTGCATAGAAAATCTTA